AAACCTTCGACTACAAGTCACCAGACATTGCAGAAGGCGGCGAAGAGAAGACACAGCAAACCATTCAAGAGATGGGTGCCAACTTTGCTTACAAGTTTAAGGATGCAATGCCCGCTGAGGAGTTTAATCAATTCAATAACTTCATGCAGGGATCATTTGTTACCGCAACTGCAGGACCAAAGACCGCAGTTACAGATACTTATCTGCGTGTGCCTGATCGTGAAGACGGAGCAGAGACAAAGTATTGCTTTGATATCCCCGCAAAGTGTATTTCCATTCCTGTATCTGGCACTTTGTCAACAGTCCCCGCTAACTGGGAGTCGCTGTTTACATATACAACCGCAGCACCAGGCGTTGCTGAGTGGTATAAAAATTCTACAGGACTAATCTCAGATGCTTTCCGCAAAGGAGATGCCTACCTCGATGATATGAGTAGTGCTTATGGTGCGTTTGGTGGATCAAACTGTATTACCTCAGCGCAACCTAAACTGTATAATGTCAGAAGATGGTTTGATATGCCATGTGCATTCCTTGCTGCTGGTGGAGAGGCTTCAGGGCAGCAGAAAGCATACGGTTATCTAGTGTATAAGTATAGTGCATCGGAAGAGCAAGAAGCATCATTCCGTGTCTCTATGGAAATTGAAGGTAAGACCATTGGATCTATGGGATCTGACTTTATGGATTTCCTTGAAGCTTTCCCCAAACCTCAACTGACACCCACAAGAAAAGTGTCTGGCGGATACAGGACTTGGAGTTGCAGGCAAAGTGGCACTGATGGCAGATGCTATCGCGACCCAACAAACTCTAATGATATTATCTTTGTGCCTGTAGGTCTGGATGAGAATACATTTGACTACAACCGTAGTGGATTCACAGAGTATCAGCAGTTTAAGCTCTGGTTGGGAGACAACCTAACTGGTGGTGGATTGACTTCTGGTACCACATCATGGTCATGGACCGATGATGAAACAACTACAACCACAACAACTAACCCAGACGGGACAACCTCAACATCATCTACCACTACAAGTTATGGTGGCACTACAGGATCTGCATACACTGCATTCACTGTGGATTGTAGTCCCGACCCTGGTAGCACTAATGTGCCTAACCAGGATTGTTGGGACAAGTATGTGCGTGCCACAGGAGCACCCTCAGATGCTCCTCTAGACGTTTACTGTGGATATGACGTAAATGGTAACGGGATTCCTGGAGAGCGTTTCTGGGAGATCACAGGACCCTCTACGGGCACGCAACCTGATGGACATACAACACCCACAGGTGCTGTGAATCCTTTCTGCTCTACTTGTGTCGGCACATCAACATATCCCACATGGTCTATTGTTTTTGGTGGTGGTCCTCCTTCTGCAGGTCTAGATAATGTGAATGATGCATCTATCGCTGTTGATCCTCAACGTATCTACGATCATAACGATGGTGAGGGTAAAGTCATGCAGATGGGATCATATGATGGCACCATGCTAGTTAGAAACTGGTTGACTGGTGGATCACTTGCTTTGGGTAGGACCATTCGTAACATGGGCAATCCGTATTTTGATGAGTGTAATGGATTAAATAACTGGAGAGCAGGTAACGAAATTAACGACGACATCATTTAACTATGGCATATGGATTCCTAAAACCTGTTGCATCACTGAATGGTCTTCCATGCTCTGGACATGGACTTTGTATACCATCAACCATTCACTCTGTACAAGCCTGTGGGACGCCTCCAATCCCCTATAGCATCGTTATTAAGAATTTTACATGCTGGTGGCCCCCTTTACCCCTAATTCCGTTGACAGCGATCAACCCCTTTAGGGCAACTGTGCTTGTAAATTTTATTCCTATCATGTTGATGGGCGATACTTTCATCAACCATCCTTCAGTTTGCACAAATATTATCATTTATTTGTGTCCTTGTGGTCCAAATATCTGTGCAATCCCCACTCCTATCCCATGTAGTCCTCTAACTATTGAAGATATGGGTGTTGTTGGACATCCGAGAGTCGTTATGGCAACAACTTTGACAGTCTTTGCATTGAAATTGCCTGTTGCACGCATCCTAGACCCCCTTGGAATCGGATTTCCTGGTTTCTCCTACCCTTGTTCGTCGGTTGTTGCCTTCGGACACCCCACTGTGCTTGCTGCTTGAGGAAAATCTGCTATAATTAGTAGGTCCACAATGGAGAAAAATGGCAACTCGAAGCAAAGTCGGTATCTCAGGCACCAATTTCATGCCTGGCAAACCCAAATCTACCCGCCAAGGATCATCTAAGAATACAAAGTATGCCGCGACCTCACGAAATAACGCAAGGAAGAAATACCGTGGTCAAGGACGATAAGGTGAAGACCACACCCGAGCTGGTAAATGAAGCAAATGAGGCACTTTACCACGCAACAATGAATCTCCCACATGCCGCAAAGCACTGTGGCATGACAGAAAGGGAGATGAAGATGACATTCAGAGAATTCCTCAAGTATCAGGAGCAGTAAATCATGCGAGATCTCCTCTTCATCAGTCAGGATAAGGAAATGGCTCTTATTCAAGAGTTAATTTACAAGATCAAGATGGCATGTCTTGACATTCATCCGTCTAAAACCTGCTTTCTTTGTGTCTCTCCTGACTATTCGAGCATTGTTACTCAGCATTTGAGTCATGCTTTATCGATGGATGGGGAGATTTTTCATATTGAAGCAGTAAATGTCAACTTCCCCGACGAAAGTCCCAAGAAATATCAAGTTGATTTCAGTCTCAACTTTGCAGAATGGGTCTTAGATTGGGAAAACTTTGTCCTTATTGAGGCAGGAGTCATCCGAGGTGGCACTTATGAGTGGATTACCAAGACAATAGATGACTTCACACCTAAAAATTACTACACAGTGGCACTTGCTGAGAATATCGGAAGTAGATTTTCTTCAGATTTTGTCGGAATGTATTATGACGACTCTAAAGAAGACCTACATTACTGGTGGGAGCGCCCCAATAATCATTGGGAGTGGCACTAAATACATAAGTAAGCGATAGCAACCGCTATAAAAGTTCTGTTTCAATTACCAACAAGAAACAGATGGCTAACAATCCTATTCCTGATCAGGGAAAAGAATTTATTAACTCTGGGATGACGCTTATAACTGATCCTAGAAGTGATAAATATCTCAACAGAGTGCGTAAGCACCCTAACGATCCGCCCAGTGATCGTTCTTCTAAATGGTGTGGTGGTAAAAATGGGTTTGACGACTATGTAGAAAGGATGTAATGCCATCTTACAGATTTAGATCCGAAAAATACGTCAGTAGAGGATACAAAGACCTGTCGATTTCCTTCAGGTCTAATCCATCTACTGGCGATTTTGGCATAGTTAAAAATGAAAATGCGATTAAGCAGGCAGTAAGAAACCTTTTATTGACTGATCTCGGTGAAAGACCCTTCCAACCTTCTGTTGGGTCTAGAATTAAGGGTCTTTTGTTTGAGCCTTGGGATGTTTTTACTGCAGATGAGATAAAAGGTGAAATTAGAAACTGCCTAAAACGCTTAGAACCTAGAATTGAGGTCACTAAAGTTAGTCTTCAGGATGATTCGGATATAAATGCTATTGCAGTTGAGCTTGATTATACCATTGTTGGTGAAACTGTCGTCCAAACTATCGAGTTTCTCTTAGAGAAGGCATAAAATGTCAGCAATTCCCTCACAACTTACGTCTCTGGACTTCTTTGAAATCAAAGAATCCATTAGATCCTACCTCAGGACCCGTAAAGAATTCTCAGATTACGATTTTGAGGGAAGTAGCGCATCGTACTTGATCGATATTCTTGCTTATAACACATATTATACAGCATTCAACGCTAATATGGCGCTGAATGAAGCATTTCTTGAGACTGCAACCGTCAGAGACAACATTGTCCGCATTGCAAAGCAGTTAAACTACACTCCTAGGTCAATTAAAGCGCCAAAAGCGTGCATTAGACTTGAAGCACAGACAGAAGTGGCGTTGAATGGCATCACTTTTCCAGAATTTGCGACTTTGAAGAAGGGAGATGTGTTTGTTGCGGACAATGCACTTGATTCTTTCACGTTTACACTTACAAAAGACATCACAGTCTCTGTAGATTCCGCGACTGGACTGGCAGTCTTTGATAATGTCGTCATTCATCAGGGCAATCTGCTCTCATACAACTATACAGTTGATTATACGAAGGAACAAGAGTTTCAAATCCCCGCAGAAAACGTAGATACCGATCTTCTCTTCGTTAATATTTCCCCAAACGCACAATCTTCAGAAACTGACTCTTACAGTCTGGTAAATAACGCTACTACGTTGACAGAAAACTCTAGAATTTACTATTTGGAGGAAACTGACGACCTTAGATACCGTTTAATCTTCGGTGATGGTGTTTTGGGGCGCAAATTGATCGATGGTGAGTACATCAGACTGGAATATGTGCAAACTGACGGTGTATCAGCAAACGGATCGAAGTCATTTAGCTTCATTGGCAACATTATGGACTCTGATGGGCGCGTGTTGCCCACTTCAGGCATTAAATTGACTATTTTGGAAGCGGCACAGCAAGGTGAAGAGCGTGAAACGGGTCTGAGCGTAAAATTCAGAGCACCTAGAGCGTATGCAACACAAAACCGTGCTGTGACGGAAAATGATTATGAGCATATTGTCTCTGAGGTGTATCCTCAGGCAGCTGCAGTCACCGCATATGGTGGAGAGAGACTTTCTCCTCCAATTTATGGAAAAGTCTTTATCGCTATCCGTCCTAAGACTGGCACAAAACTCAATGCTAGCACAAAAGCGAAAATTAAGAATGATCTAAAGAAATTTGCAGTTGCATCAATTGAGCCTGTCATTGTTGATCCCACTTCTTACTATATCATTCCAAAATCTTACGTTTACTACGACGGAAACGCAACTTCCAACACAGGATCGC